AAGCGCATCAGCCACATCCCGACACAGCCTAAGAAGGTATGAGAGTACGGCTTGGAAAGAATGTCACGGGCAACTTCCGCAAGACGGTTGAACGTGAAATCATGAAGTTCAGAGGCGATCACTACCTCTGGCACAAGCATATCACCGGCATCAACTTGAACCCGCACCAAGTCCATTGGATGAATGAGATGGACGAGAAGGGTGATAGCCACATGCTGATTGGAAGCCGCCGTATTCGTAAGTCGTTCACAGTTTCGGCTTACTTTCTTGAGGAGGCAATGTGCCTGCCATACAGCGAAGTCAACGTTCATAGCCCTGCCATTGAGCAGAGCAAGCGCAACCTGCGCTACATGAACGATATGGTGATGAATTCAGAGATTGCCCTCGCATACCTTGATGAACGCCTCGGCGACGGTATCGGCAAGGAGCACATCGAATTCATGAATCGAAGCCTGATTCAAGCCAAAGGTCAGGCGTCATCAGTTGACGGTCTGGGCGCAACGCACCAATGGCTTGAAGAGTTCGATGATATAGATTGGGAGTCGTTCCTAACCCGCATCTACCCGACTGGCTCGCAAATCAAAGATCAGCATGATTATGGATGCCATAGTGCCTGCCTGCGCGTTATCACGGGCACAATCAAAGGCATCGGCAACATCTACAAGATTGAGCACCCAGAGGAAATCAACGGTAGCGTCAAGCTGAGGTTCAATGTGCTGCCCAAGTTCAACGCTTGGCATGGCGTTGCAATGGGCATCATTCCTGAGAACGACATCAAGTTGTTCCAGGCAATGTCAACGCCGCACCAGTTCGCAAGAACCTACTTGGTGCTGTACGTTGAATCAAGCTCGTTTTACCCCGATAGATGGCTGCGTAACTGCGCCGACAACGAGTACACTCCGATCGATATAGTTCTCGATCCGAAGATCACATACCAGGCAAGAGGTGATGTGACCATTGGCATCGACTGCGCTGGCGCAGGTTCCGGAGAGGATGCGTCGTCATGGTCTGTTACGTTCACAGAGAAAATTAACAATCAGGTGTTTTGGCTCCACTCACAAGAGTGGGGTGCTAATTCGCGTCCTGAGACCATTATCACCGATTTGGTGAGGTTGATTGCATTTTTCAGACCAGTTGGCGGGTTTGGCGACGCCTTCGACACCGCATTTTTGTATGATCTCAATCGAGCGCTGCACGATAACGGTCTGACTAGGATCGATGTACGTAGGTATGAGAATAAGCAAGGCAAAGACGGCTGGGATGATTGGTACATAAAGCCGCTGCGCTTCACAGGCCCGCAAAAGCACTTGATGCATGAGAGAATGCAGAAGTACGTGTATGGGTGCATGTTTCGCTACCCGGCGATTGTCGATGATGACAGCCGCTACACGATTGTGCAGAAGATGTTAAGCCAGTTCGGCAATATCAAAGCTGAACGAATTCCTGGCGGCTACAACAAGTATTCGATGCTCAACAACAAGTTGGGCGATGACGTTGTCGATAGTTGTATTGCATCAGTCTGGGCTCAAGAAGAGATTCAAGGTATCATACTACCGGCGGGCGGTTGGGTGCCTCAAATGGGTATCGCCGACCGCAAGTCGTTCGAGAAGCTTGGTCCCAAGTTCTTGTACGACTCTAGAAAGTACAACAAACCAGATTCGCTGAAGGGAATCTACGACTTGCTGAAAGACTAAAATGACCAAGCTCACGAAAACAAATAAGGTGCTTGTCGAAGATCCCAAGGGTAATCCTTTGATCGTTGATAAAGACGCTCCTGTGCAAGAGGTGTGGGTCAATTCTGGGGGATCGTTCAACACGACCCCACTGATGATCAACGTCGGTTTGCAGCCGTTCAAGCTGCCTGAAGCCAACCGTCAGCAGCTTCTAGATGAGGCATACCGTCTTTGGAAGTTCGACCCGCTTGGCGGCAACATCATCCACACAAGTTCGTACTTTACCCTTGGTCGCGGACTCATCTTTGAGTTCGATGATAAAGTGGCTCAGTACTACGCAGTTAAGTTCTTCAAAAAGAACAAGCTTGAAGTGAGGCTGCGTTCTGCATCAGATGAATTGAGTGCATTCGGCGAAGTCTACATGTGGCTGAGGCCGAAGAAGGCTGAGACCAAGATCGGAAACCGTGTTATCTGGCGACCGGGTGACACTCAAGTCACTTTCATCCCGCCACAGAACATCAGTAACATTGAGACTGCTGAAGAGGACGTTGGTGACATCTACAACTACATTTTTGAGTACTCCGAGGGTGACTATAAACAGCGCACCCGCACAATCCCGGATATCTCGAAGTATGACTACGAAAGCGATGCCGATGAAACCGGCTGCGTCGTTCAAATTAAGCTGAATTCGGGCAATATGGACGTTTTCGGCCAATCTGACTTGATTCCCATCAAAGAGTGGTTGGACAACTACCAAGAGTTCCTGCGCGACGGCGTTGTCATCAACAAGCTGTATCGTTCACCGTGCTTTGACATCAGTATCAAGGACGGTACGCCAGATGAAGTGTCGGCAGCCATTTCGCGCTACCGTGGGTGGTCGATTGGCTCGAATCCTGTCCACAATGACCGCGAGGAGTGGAAGATTCTTGAGTTCAAGGGGCCGGCGTCGCATAACGAAGAGGCTCGTCGTGCCATCTTGCTGATTATTGCCGCTGGCGTCAATTTCGCAGAGTTCATGCTTGCTGACGGCAGCAATAGCAACCTTGCGACATCGAAGACGCAGCAATTGCCTGTCATCAAGAAGTTTGAAGACCGGCAAGACCTGTGGGCGCACTATATGATGATGGTCTTCCAGTTTGTACTGACCGTCAAGTCAAAGTATGGCATCAACTCTGGTTTGACCATTGAAACCGACGACGAAGGGGATGCAAAGCCCTTCACTGGCAGAGTTGAGTTCCCCACCATCTCGCAGGACAAGGATCTTGAGGTTGCGCAAACCAACAAGCTCGGACTCGAAGGCGGCTACTTGTCGCCGCGCACTGCTGCTGCTAGATTGAACTTGAACTACGATCGTCAGCTCGATGAGATGGATCGTGACATTCAGAAGCAGTCAGAGATCATGCAAAAGAAGGTCGATGTCGGTATGGTGCTCGATCCCACCGAACCTACGCCAGATGAGGCATCGAAGTCTGAAACTGCGCTTGCAAACGCTGCTACAGCGGCGAGCGAGCGTGAATCAAGAGCTGGCGACGTTGAAATACGCCCTCGGCGCGATAGAAGCCGTGAAACAGGCGGGAGTCGTTCCAGTTGATGTTTAGAATTGGCGGTAAGCTATACCGCGAGCACTACATGTGCTTTCACTTCCATCGGGAGAATATCTACTCAGCTTGGCAGTTGATCGGAATGTACTCGGCCTATCACAAGGATGCTAGGTCGAGATACATCTTCGATTATAAGTATTTCGAGAAGCACTTCAATAAAGAGTGCGAAAAAGCTGGCGATCTGTGCGGAACAGAAGATTTCTTGCTGAGTTGGCGTCAGAAGCATATTGAGCTGAATAGCGTCATTTCGAAGACTGTGAAAATCTGCAATGGCTTTATGACTCCTAATTCCAATCTTCAAGAAATGTGCAATCAGTATCTGGGAACGAGGGATCCTGTGAAGATGGCGAAAGTGGCCATCATGCTTAGGAGTCCAGGAAGATTCTATCCGATTGTTTTTGATAATAGGATTTACCGCGATGAGCGCGAACACCTAAAGAACGCGAACGAGATATGAGTTCAACAGAGCAGAATATCGGTTTCGAGCTTCTTTCGCACAATGTCAGTGAGATCACTGACAAAGATGTGTGGAAGACGTCTGATGGTGTTATTGCGCTCAACGATGACGTTGTCCAAGAGATGACTAAGGACGACGAGAATCCATTCTTTGTTGAGTTTGTCGGCCTCTATGAAGGCTTGAGCAACAACGATAGAATCTACACCGCACCGGCTGTCAAGTCGTGCGTTGACGCCATGGTAGGCGTGAACATGTACAAGGGCCATGAAGAGCCTGGTACGCAGAGCTGGAAGTACCGCGAACCTGTCGGTAGAATCATCGCTGCTAGAGAGCAGGTAATTGACGTCGAAGGCAAGAAAGTACTCGCCGCCATTGGAAAGGCTTACATCTCTAATGCAGATGGCAAGCTGCGTAATGACATCAAGAAGAAGATGGCTGGTAGCGTTTCAATCCTTGGCACTGCCAGGATGACTAGAACGGGTACTGAGACTACCCGAAACGTTACCCATCTTGTGAAGCCTTTGAAGAGTGTGGATTTCTGCAATCCGGGTGCAGGCGGTCTAGTTCACGCTGGAGTGACAGCTATTGTATCTGAGATGGTAGTTACCACAATTGGAACTGAAACCATAACTGAGGACACGATGACTAAGAAGCTCACCAAGGAAGAGCTGCTCGCCGAATACAAGACCGAAATTATGGCTCTTGTTGGTGAGCAGTCGGCGACTGAGATTCAGGAGATCGCGAATTCGACTCGTGAACTGGTGCGGGAGCGCGAAAAGTTCAAGGATGAGAAGGCGGCGATGGCTGCTGAGGTCGCTGAGATGCAGGCTGCTGTTCAGTCCGCTAAGGACGAGTCAACTTCATGGCAGAGGCGTTTCGAAGACGAGCGTAACGCTCGAATCGAAGGCGACCTGAAGGTTTACATGGCCGAGCAGGTTGTTGAGATGAAGGCCAAGCCCGGCAATGACGCCAAACTGGTTGATGTCGCTATGAAGCGCGTCACTATTAAGGTTGTCGAGGGCGACCTGGAGAAGAGCAAGGCGGCTTTGAGTGACGGCATGGGTGCCGCTTACGCCGAGATCGCCGAACTGGCTGAGATGGTCGGTGGCGAGCGCGCCACTGCCGCTCGTCGCACACACACCGATAACCCGCCCGCTCGTAAGGGTGGCGCGAAGCTTGATACCATTTTGGCTTCAAGCATCGTTGATGCACGCGCCAAGCGTGCTGGCAACTGATCACAGTAGGAGAAACATCAAATGGCTAAGAACTTTCGTCAGCAGGGTAACTCGATCACGATCAGTGGCGTGACGAGTGGTACAATCGTGGGCGGTAGCCTCTACCGTCGCACGGGTAGCGCGGCGACCGGCAGAGCCTGGATCGGTGTTGTCGAGGATGACATCACTGGTTCAACGGTCCAACTGACTACGCTGGACGGTCGTCCGATTCAGATCGGCGACGGCGTTGCAGCTGAGTCACAGACGGGCACCGGCAAGGGTGACATGACCATCGCGGGCGTGTTTACCTTCCGCCTGCCTGCTTCCGGTACGCTTGTCGTTGATGGCGACCCGCTTTGGGCGCAGTTCACGAGCAACGTGGCCTCGGGCGTCACCGATAACGTCATCGGCGATGTTTGGATGGGTGCCATCAGTGGCGCTCTTGTCGGGTTCGCGGTTGGCGGTAACTACACGGCCACCACGGTCCCCTTCACTGGAATGAACGTGGTTGACGTCAAGCTCACCGGCTTGCCGCTGCACGGTCTGGCTGCGATCGCCCCCGCGACGCTGGCGTGATCTAACAAAAGAGGACAACTCAGATGGGCAAGCTTTTCAAGGATAATGTCAACTTCCGCAATGGCCAGATGGTCATTGAGGAAGATGGTCAGGTGCAGGAAATCATCGCGACTTCCGACACCAAGCAGTTCTTCACGACTGCGGTCAATGAGTTCTTCATGCAGAACGATAACTCTGCCGACATCGGTTGGCAGGACATCTTCCGCGTGATCCCTGGCCGTGGTCATGGTGAACTGTTCCCCTTCCGCCCCTCACAGGTGGTGACGCAGCTTTCAGGCGCTAACGAGCCGGCTACGTTCAACGCCGCTGAGGATGCGGCCTCGGCTGGTGCTTACGGCATCATGTTCACCGAGGTTGGTGAGAACGGCGAGATCAAGTTCAACCGAGTCACGTCGGCTGAGAAGTACGTTCGTCACGTCAAGTACGGCGCTGCTATCGGCTACTCGAACGAGTGGTTCACCGATGGCCAGATGGGCCTGATCGAGATGGTGACGGAGGACTTCCGTTCGGCTGCGAATGACAAGATGGCCGCCATTCACTATGGCGCTATCTTGGCGTCGGTCAGCTCTGGCCTCAGTGGCACGACTAGCTTCAGCGGCACGGGTACGTCAAACGTGGCGAAGATGATCAACACGTTGAATGAAGCTTCAACGACCATGCGCCGCAACCGTCACCGTCCTGACGTCCTGCTGGTCCCGCCGGAGTGTGAGCCTCTCGCCAAGCTGGCCATGACCACGCCGGGCGACTTTGGTGTCGGTAGCGCTGCGCGCAACGAGGTGACTGGCCGCATGAGGCTGATCGTGACGGAGTACATCCCGTCTGGCACGGCCTACATGATCGAGTCCAAGAAGCGCCTCATCAGCACGAACCGCTTGCCGCTGAGCCTGGGTAACTTCCAGGATCTGCTGCATGATGCGGAGGTGATGGTTGGCAAGTTCCGTCGTGGCGTCCTCGTCGGTGAGGCTGCTGTGATCAGGGGCTTGTCGAGCATCCCGACGACCGTTGTGTCGGTGAGCGATTTCTGATACCGTAGTTAGAAGAGCCAGCCCTGCCGTCAAACCACACACGGCGGGGCTGGTTTGTTTTCGTAGCTTCATTATGAAGTGCTTCTAATAGCTATGCTTGAATGGTAGTCACTATCAGTAAAAGCTAGAACGAAAATGACTCATAACAAAATCAAGATTCTGTTCATGTCCGATTGGGGTGACACCGGCTTTGGTACTGTCGGTCGTGAGCTTTGCGCTAGGCTCGCTTCGATGGACACTTTCGAGGTGCACTATCTTGGGTGGCACGCCAACCCAAATCACCTTGAGCAAGCCCGCTCGATGGGCATTCATCTGCACACAACGCAGTTTTGGACTGGCGAGGACCAGTTCGGCAAGAATAGCTTCAATGCTATCATTGACAATGTCAAGCCAAAGGTGGTTCTGACGCTTGGCGACCCGTGGATGACTGACCATGTGGCTGTTTGCAGGGCGCGTGATAGCTTCATGTGGCTTGCTTACGTGCCGATTGACCGTGACGTTATCTCAATCCCGTGGCAATCATCATTGCGCAAGCCGGACTGCCTTGTGACCTTCAGCAAGTTCGGTCAAGAAATTGTCGAACAGCAAGTGCCGTTCCGTGCGCCGCGACTGATTTTGCATGGTGTTGACAAGGTGACCTTCCGCCCATGGTATCCGGAAGGCACAAATGAGAATACTGATCACGATGAGCTGATGACTAAGCGTAAAGGCATGACTCTCGGCAAGGAGTTTGCCGATAAGTTCATCGTCGGCTTCGTTGGTCGAAATCAGGTCCGTAAGGGCATTCCCCGTGTTGCAAAGGCTTTCAAGGCGTTCAACTGCAAGACTTGGGTCGAACGCCAAGAGGTCAACATTAGCGACCCCAAGACGGGTGAAATCGCGCAAACGATGACGGCAAATGAGTTCTGCCGCGATAAGCAGTGCTTCCGCTGCGATGTGTGCCCGGCGTTCCAGCAGCGCGAAGAGACTGAGAAGTCAATCATCTATCTGCACACGACACGCGGCGATGGTGCCGATGTGCACGATAGACCCGGCATTGGCTGGAGAATCGATGAGATCTTCTATCGTCTCGATCTGAACGGTCGCGTTGCCATCACGCCTGGTTACAAGGCTCTGCACGGTTTGCCTCGCGCAGCGCTCGCTCAGATCATGAACTGCTTCGATGTCCACTGCTTCTTGTCGCACAGCGAAGGCTTTGGACTGCCGATTGTAGAAACGCTGTCGTGCGGCGTGCCGACTCTCGTCACCGACTACAGCTCGATGCCTGAACTTGTTTCTAAGGGTGGCGGCTCCACGGTTGCCGTCCGCGACTACGACATGTTCGTCACTTGGGAGAACGAGTGGGCGAACGCTGATATTGGTGATGCTGCTGATAAGATCAACAAGGTGTTTGTTGACAAAGAGTATGCGGCACAGATGAGGAAAGATGCAGCGGCGAACGATTACGCCCCGACTTGGGATGTAGTCGCCATCCAGTTTAAAGACCTGATTCTCGAAGCACTCAACAAGAGAGGCTGATATGCGCAAGTTTGTTCCACTCTTCATTCTCGCATTTGCTAGTTGCAGCACTGTCGATGCCGCCAAGACGACAGAGGCTGCTGCCCAGCTCAACACGATCTTCACCCAGCACTCTGGCAAGTGGCAGATGATCTTCATGGCTGGCAAGCCCAGCCCTGAGACGATTGCCATTGTGATGGCCGCTGCTGAAGAAGATCGCCGTCGCTTCAACGATCTGATGACTGTCTTCGTGCAGTATCTGAATACTGCTGGTGTGATCGATCCTGTCAAGTTCCAGCAGCAGGTGTTAGAACTGGCGCGTGAGATCAAAGATTTTACAAAGTGAGGTAAACGATGCCCCCTTCCTGGGATGATGCCATCAACGCTGCTAGGCAGGATAGCAGCTACGACCTTTCACAACTCACGCCTGAGCAGGCTGCAAAGATCTTCGAGAGCAAGATCGACAAAGATCGGATCGACAAACTGATTGTCGAGCTGAAGGATGCCATTGCAACCAATCAGGCAAACGCTGTTAAACTGGCGAACGTGATTGCAATCGTGCAAACCATCGTCGCAGTTGGGAAGATCATCGCATGAAAACACTTGGAATCTTCGCGCCCTTTTGGGACACGCTTCGTGAGCTTGCTGACAGCAAGCGAGCGATGATTTTTTTGCTCGGCCTTGTTGCTATCGCCAACGCCGATTCTGTCGGCTTTGAAGGCGTGCGCGCCGAGTGCCGTCTCGCTGCTGCTGTCTTTCTCGGTGCAGTTTGGATCATCAGCCAATCGCTCACCGATATTTGGGCACCGCCGGCTGTGAAGCCTCAAGAGCCCCCTAAGCCTGTTTAATGCTCATCAGCCGTATCAGCCGCTCTTTTGGCTAACGGCTGGTAGCACTAAAACAGCGAGAAACTGCTTTAGGCAGCAGATGAAGCTGGGTGATTCGGCGTTGCCGGTCACTCGGCTTCATCTATGTATAGATAATTGAGATATGGCCACCATCCCAACATTTCTCGTCGTTGGCAATCTTGAGGCCAGACGCCATTCATTATTCTAGTGAATCAGAAATGTACATGGGGCTTGCAATCTACCAGAAGTATCTTGAATTGATTGCTGACGCCGTGCCGACACTCTGATGGCTACAACAGTTCAAGTTCAGAAGCTTCGTCGTAAGATCCAAGACTTCTACAGCAAGCGTACCGGGCAGCCGCTTGGCCCGAGTGAGTATGCTTTTGCTGATGAGGAATTGTTCGACATCATCGACGATGCAGCAGCAGAGGCTACTGACGGCACCGCTAATGCAGAGTCGATGAATGCATTACAAGAGTCGTGGTGTATGCTCATCGCTCGCGCTGATGCTATTTTACAGATAGCGCAGGACGAGGCGCGTAGAATTAAGTGGCAAGCTAATCAAGAGATTGTCGATCCGTCGAACGTAGCGCAGAACTTGGTTGAGGTTGTCAAAGCCTTGCAGCAGCGCTATAGTGAAGCTAGGCAGCGCCAGCTTACTGCCAAGATTGAGGGCATCAGCGAGCGTAGCACGGGCGGTATGCTTAACTTCAACAGCACCGTCCAGCCGCACTACCAGCGCAACTTTGACAACTCGACCGTGCGCCGAAATACCAGCCCTGACCATAGGTACTGATGGCTAGGTATCGCACCTACCAGAATATCTACATCTCAGACTCGATCGATTTGCTTCGATCCGAGCTTGAGCGTGACGTTTTTCACGGTGCCTGGTCGCCTACGCGCATTCGCGTTTACGCAACCAGCGGCATTCTTGACACATTTACTGAGGAAGTCACCTACTTTCAGTCCGATTCGTGGATGGCTGTTTCCGGGGTTGTAGGAACTATAAGGTTGGGCGATTCCTTACTTGGTCAAGGGGGTCGAGTGAAGGTGGGTGACTCCTCGGTTTTGTACCCCTTTGATCTCATCAGCGGTTTGTACGCTAACAATCTGATCCGCGAGATTGCTCTGGGTACACCGTTGGCCAGCGGGCTTTACTATGTCGCCGGTAGCGATGTCACTGAGATCGCAGGCAACGCCATACTCATCAAGTTCGCCCTAACGCTAGATCGCAATGGCTAAAACTACATTCGGCTTTAGCAACATCAACGGCAGAGCCTTTGATATCAAGGTGCTTGAAACTCCGAATGGCTGGCCTGCGCACAGCACTCTCAAAAATCTCCGCGAGTACATCGTGGAAAAAATAAATGATGCTGGTCGAAACGCTAAGAAGCTGACAAAGACTCCTAACTGGTCGCCAAGACTCACAGGCAAATTGATCAATTCGATCGATTGGATCGAAGCGTCGGGGTCAGGCCGACAACGTATCCTTTCAGGTGCACTCACAGTTAGCGTGCCATACGGTCGCCGGCAAGAGTTTGAACACAAAACCAGGGGTCGTTACTTGGCTAGGGCGATTGAACGTGCTCAGAGACTGTTTGTTCGTCACTTGCGCGACAAGAATGTGATGGAAGACATCATCTTCGGTCGCAGAAAGCAAGCTAGCGGTGGCGGTGTAGTTGGCGGGCAGAGGTTCTAATGGATAGAGTCACTGACTACGCTTGCAAGAGCATGACCCGCTACCTTGGAGTGGCGGTATCGGGCCTCAATGATTCTAAGGTAGTCAGCACTGACTTCGACTGGGATAAAGCCCCTGCGCCTGGAACACTCGGCAATCAGCAAATCACTAGACCGCTGCCGTTTGCTGGCGTTGTCTTGGTTCGTGATGGCGACAAGCCGTTTAGCCAAGGCAATATTCTCTACGATCGAGAGATTCTTATTCATGTCGAGTTGTGTTGCCGATCGTACACCGATCTGGTGAACATGACTGCCAGTATGCGGCAGTCGTTGCGTTCGGCTGTTAACACAGCCACCTCAGGCATCGGAGTGCCACTCTACGACTACGCGGCAGTGAGCGGTGCGTACTACGCCAACGTTGGTACGATGCAAATTGACATCGGCAATTCTGAGTTCTTTGGTTCTGAGAATACGAAAGATCAAGGAAATCGCAAGTATCTTTCTATCACACCTATTGAAATGACCGCTTTCAAAGATGTCACTGCCACATTGCTCGAAAATATGGGACGAGTCAATCTAACTGATTCCTAGATGCGGTGTATAAAGCTGTGTAGTAGAAACTGAGGATTAAATGCCACGCAACCCCAACGGACCTGAAGGTTTCATCACTACCTTCAAAGACCTCGGCTCTTTCATTGCCATCTACGATGAGCTGTTGACAGGCCAAGGCGGAGTTCGCACGAAGCTCGTGTCAGCTGTTGAGCAGCAAGACTACGACTTCGACACCGTTAAGTCGCTTTCGACGTTCATCAATAACATGACGTCGGCGTCGAATAACCTCGACACTGCGATCACTAACCTTCTTTCAGCTACCAGTAACTACCTGACGACGGTTACTGGTCCTGACATTTCTTCGGCATCCACAACTGCATCAGGCGTTCTTGCCGATCTGGTCACTGTCATGCGCGGCGCTACGACTGGCGCTGGACCTTCAGGCATTTTCGTACTGCTCAGCGGCCATTTCCATACCTTCTTTCTCGAAGAGTATAACGTTGGCCTCCCAGCCACGAGTGGCTCGGTGCTGCTCACTGAGAGTGAATCGATGGATCTCATCTCAGGCACACAGCCTGCGATCCGTCGTATGATCTCTGACGCCTACGCGGACTGAAAGTTGTATATCTCACTGTAACCACAAAACGATCACGATTGCAGCCATGAAAGCTGCAATCAGTCAGGAGAACTAAGATGGCAGGCATTCACGGCAAAAACGCCTCGATCAGAGTCTCGACGACCGAGACTTTGATCTCTGGCGTCGAAATGGTTCCTAGCGGCAGAGTCTTCCAAGTTGCTGATGGTTCGCGTAACTGGCGATACGATCGCGAGAACACGCTCATCCAGTTCACGACTGGTCTGAACCAGGGTACTCCAGCGCTTGCGAACGACTCTAACGGTGTTGACATCAACACGCAGACGCGCCTCGTCAACTACGCTGGCGGCGCTATCCACCTTGGCCAATACCCGTCAGTGCTTTCGGGTGTCTACGCTATGGCAACGTCGATGACGTTGACGACTATTGCCAATCTCGTCGGTGACAACCGCAACTTCACGGCCACGATCAGCTCCGACACCGTTGACTCAACAGTCATGGGCGAAGCGTGGAAAAGCTTCGAGGATGGCTTGCTGGGCTTCGAGGGTTCGTTGGAAGGCTTGGTGCTGGATAATTTCTGGTATAAGCAGGCAGTTCAGACGCTGTCCGGCCTCGCGCCGCGCATCGTCCTGCGCTTCCAGGTTGACCCGAAGCATGTCAACACGTACTACCAGGGTACGGTGGTGTTCCCGTCCTTCGAAATCACGGGCGGCTACGATGCGCTGATTGAGCGCTCGGTTGACTTCCAGGGTCGTGGCCCGCTGGACTTGATCGAGAACAACGTGCCGTTCTTTAAGATCCATGCCACGAGCTGAGAAGTGAAGAATCCCTAGCGTTTGGCCACGCTAGGGATTTTTTGTTTTCAAGTTTTAAATAGTCAGTATTCAAATCGAAATGGGCAAGCTCATCTCAAAGTCCGAGATCTTTAGTAAGAAGGGTCTCGATCCACGTACTGTCTTCGTTTCTGAATGGGGCGGCGACGTTCTCTATCGTCCAATGTCGATGGTTGAGCGTCGTGAGATTCGTAAGAAGTGCTCCAATATCACAACTGGCGCTGGCGGCGAAACGCAGATTGACCTCGATGCCGAGAAGATGGAAGTTCTTGCGGTCATTTACTGCGTGATCGACCCCACTGACAAGGACAAGCGCCGCCTGATGTTTGGCCCTGACGATGTCAGCATCCTCGAAGAAGAGTTGACTGCTGGTGCCGTTAGCACGGTCGCGCAGGCAATTCTCCGCGATAGCGGACTGGCCGGTAACTCGCAATTTCGAGGCGAGAAAAAGACTGAAGAATGAGCCAGAGTTGTATGTCATGATGCAACTTGCATCAGACAAACACTGCTGGCTGTCTGATCTTGATGATATACCATCAGAGGAACTGCACCTCTGGATCGCCTTCTACCAGCTAGAAGAAGAGAAACGCAAGCTGGAAGAGGGGAAGAATAAGTAACTTGAAGCGGTCTGCCCTGTATCTAGGGTAGACCGCCCATGGCAGTTAACTTCCTCGTTGCGTTCAGAGTTGCTGAGTATGCTGCAACTCCCCTGCGTAGGATATCTGATGCTACGGTTAGACTAGCTGGTAGTGCGTCTACCCTAAGCTTAGAAGCTAGGGCTGCTAACGCATCCCTCCTAGCTATCGGAGTTGCTGCAAATGCAGCGCTCGGAGCCATGGCAGTGTCGGCATCTCGAGTCGAAGATTCTATAGCGCGACTTGCGACTGCAACAGAGACTATAACTAGCAGCATTGAGACTGCTTTAGGAAATGCTAAAGCTGCTGCTATAAAATTTTCTCAAGACTATAGCGCTGATGTTGAAACAATAATTAGGGCACAGTTCAGACTTGCGACGGCTGGCGTCCCAGTCAAAGAACAAATTGATGCAGTTCAAGGTTCATACAAACTTGCCATTGCGACAATGGGCGAGTTTACCGTTGCCGCCGAGCTTCTTGGAAGCTTCTTAAATACATTCGGTAAAACGCAAGAATTAAACTTCCTCTCGCCGACAGAGAAGGTTGCAAAAATCACCGATATTGCATCCGCAGCAGTTCAGAAGTATCAGCTCGATCTAAATAACCTTAACGATTCACTGAAGTTCTTAGTTGGCCCAGCAACAACGCTCGGTCTGCCGATAGCTGAAGTATTCGGTTTCGCTGGTGCATTGAATACGGCTGGCTTCCGTGGCACTCTGGCCGGTACGGCTATCTCGAACGCATTCAATAAGATTGAAAATGCAATCGATAAGTTAGGTCTCGATCCCACCGCATTCACAGATGTTTCAGGAAATCTAACTGACTTTGCTACTTTCTTAGATGAAGTTGAACGTGCAACTGCCGGCATGACTTCAATTGAAAGGCAGAGTAAGTTTATTGAAGTTTTCGATATTCGAGCTGGTCGCGCAATCAATACACTTATTCAGATGAAAGCTGGCGTGCGTGAGTTCGTAGCTGAGTCCGATGCAGCTATTGGGACGACTGATAAGTTAGCTAAGATAATCGAGAGCACGACAAGCTCACAATTCAAGCAGCTTGGCAACGTACTGGCCAATACTTCAGCGGTTATAGGTCAAAATGTGAATGATGCAATCAAATCAGTGATGCCGACATTGAAGTCGGCTGCTATTAGCATGTACGAGTTTGCTGCTGCTAACTCGAAATCAATTGCAGCGATCATTGGGTTAGTGGGAGCTACGCTCGCAGTAAGCGCTGTAGTCATAACATATGGGCTTGTTGTCACTCAAACTAGCAATGCGCTTGCGCAATTAGCAGCAACAAGTGTTGCTGCTAGATATGCTATCATGGTGCTGCGAGGCGTCATGGTATTTGCTTCGATTGGAGTATCGCTGCTAGCGATAGCTGCCGCACTAGCTTTAGTCGTATCAGGACTCAAATCGTTAGCTTCTGTTTTCGATGAAAATGCTACGCTCGGTCAACGGCTTATAGCAATAGTTCTAGGTATCACTTCTGTCGCTACTGGTGCCTTGTTGGCATTCGTAGGATTTAGAATGGTTTCTGGCTATATTAACTCGCTGGTAACCGTATTCAATGCACTGACATCAGTTCTCTGGACAACTAATACATCAGCTGTCCTATTAGCGAGATCGCTCTTTGCAATATCCTACGCTGCATCAGCGATCTACTTAGCTGCGAGCGCCGGTGAATCGCTCAACACTGCGTTTGCAGAAGGCGCAACTGCTGGTGATATGTTCTGGAATCTAGCCATTGCAGCCGCAAAAGCTACGTTAGCAATAGCGCTAGTCGCTGCTGCGTTCAATCAACTTGTCTTAGCACATAAGAATCTTGCTGTTGCCACATGGTGGGCGAACATAACTAGCAATGCTAAAAGATTCTTCATTATGCTTCGTGCAAATATGTTGCTGGTTAATTGGGGTCCAATGATAGTTGGTTTGGGGTTATTGACTGCTGCATTCTATACGGCGAGTAGGGCAGTTGATATATGGGGTAAGGTTACTGATGATTCGCTTTCATTAGGCGAAAGAATGGGCATGGTACTTGCCGCGTTCACGATGAGCGTCATTACCGTTGCGTTTGCTGTCGCGGGATTAAAACAGGCTTTTTACGCCTTGACAGTTGCCCAAAGAGCCTGGCTCGGCACTCAATTATCCTATGTAGTAGCCGGTTGGAAGCTTATGCTATCTGGTTTAGTCGGTGTATTGGCAGCAGTCGGAAATGCTTTTATTGCCGCAACGGCAGCGGCTCTGGGATTTCAGGCAGTTACGTTCCCTATATGGGTAGCGATCCTTATCGGCGCTGCTGGTCTTATATTAGTTATCTGGGGTCTCATAGCAGCGTATGATGCATTGTTCTCTTCAAGCAAAGAGGTTCAAGAAGGCGGCAAGGTTCTCAATAATAGGTTTGTTGAAAACCAGCGTGAAACTTCTGACGCCATTGCGCTAACTGCTAAGTATGCTAATGAGCTTGGTAGACTTGCGAAAATAACTCAGAATAAACTGAATGTAAAAGTAACCGTCGATACAGCGCCGCTAGGCGATTTGCCTGTGTCGAGGGCGGCTTCGAATCTAATGCTTGGCGACAGGAATATAAAAGCATTTGATGCCTTGAATAGGCAAGCTAGTGCACAGCAAGCTGAAAATAATCCCGTTATAGCACTTCTAAGACAAGTAGAAGAATTCAGCGGTCGTGGCGGAATAGTTGATCTTTATAACGGCTTTGATAAACTTTACACATCGATCAATCCAGTATACGCTGCTCTGAATGATTTTGGCAAAGCTGCGTACATGGCTAGAATTGCCGCTGATGCTAACCAATTAGCTCTGGTTAGCATGGCTAATGGCAGTAATGAAGCTGCTGAAGCATTGCATATTCTAATGAATGCCCAGACTAAACTTATGAAGAGAGAATTAAATGAGAAAGAGTTAACTGCTGTATTTGAGGCTCTTGATAAACAAGCAAGTAACTTCACTGAATCCCAGAATACGAGTGTTCGTGAATTAGGCGAAAGGTTTACCGACCTACGTAAACAGGTTAGTGATTTAAGCGCTGAATCCCTAGAATTCAAGGAATTCATTGGTCGGCCTGATGCTGACCTTCAGTATCACGTCGAACGCGGCCCTTTATTCTTTCGTAATCGCGACGTTGGGCAGCGTGCGCTGCAAGATCTTCAGCCGGCTTTCCAGGAAGTCGTCACGAAGGCGGATGAGTTGATTGCAAGAAATAGGGGTATAGAGATTAGCTTCAGCAGATTCAGAACTGCTGGTAATGCTATTAAAACTTTATTCAAAGGTGCTGAAGTCGGTGCGTTTAACTACGCTGAAGCTTTACCTAAAGCTGAAGCGAAGTTGCAGGAACAAATTAAGACTCTGCAAGATCTTGAAGGGCAGATTGAATCGAGTAAAAAAGCCCTTGAAAAATTCAAGCAAGTACCTGGATTCGATAAAGGCCAGGCTGCTGATGCGATTAAGGATCTCGAGATTTGGCTCGAACAAAGTGGTGAAAAAGTTGTTGGCATGAAGGTTGAGCTTAATGAATCTTCAGTTATTGTCGCTTCAAATAGATTTAATCAAATTATCAAGCAGTTTAGCGCTGTAGAAAATGAAGTATTTAAGAATCTATCTGAAGCTCTCAAATCTTCTGTATCAGATGCCTTCACGGTTGGATTTAAGCCCGGCACAACAGTTAAGGGCGTAGCAGATGGAATAAGGAAGCAACTTGTAGAAGGATTATCTGGATCTCTTTCAAAGGCAATATCTGCACAATTTACTGAAGAGTTAGCAGCTCTTCAATTTAAGATGGAAGAGTTTCTAATGGGTGTTGGGAGAGATTTCAGACTGAGCCTAATGCTCGATGACGGCAGCCTTATTTCTTCTCTTGAAAAAATAATGAGAACAGCATCACCAACGATCTCAAATCTGCTTGGCGGATCATTAAGAAGTGGCACTGATGAACTTCGGAAGAGCTTGTTTGATATCTATGATGAAGCTAGCGTCAAAATAATAACGGCAACTGCCGAATCATCTGCGGCTTTGATTGAGATGCAGAAGATAATTTCGCAGCCGATTGTTAATAGTGCACAGTTGCAAGATCAAATCGAGCAGCTTCGCAGGCTTCTTATCAGCGCTCATGGTGAGGGTGCTAGCGCTGCTATCGGCCCGATTGAAAATGTATTGCAGATGTTAATGAGCCAGGCGCGTGAGCAAAATACCGAAACGCCAGCCGATAAATTCCTTACTGCCGCGCAGCAGGCTGAAATAGCACTGACGAGCGTAGCCGATAGGTGGGCTGAGGTATTCGACATCGGCAGCTCACGGCTTAGTGAGAGCACCAACAATATGTTAGCCGCCATAAGAAATGGCGGGACAGGGTCAGTAGCTGATAACTGGTCGAGTTTGGCTCAAGCACTCAGTGGACAGCTGAAAGTAGCTACAAGTGCTAGCATTGTCGATGACAACGAAGTTAGCGCTCTCAGAGAGATGCTCAACGTTGTTATGACAGCGATCAGAGAGATGAACACTACTGCGGCGACTCAGCTCACAAATGCAGGTACGCAGACAGGTGCTAACCTGGCCGCATCATCTGCTTCTGTAGCCACGAACATAACGCAGGCGACTACCGGTGTCAGCCAGGCTCTTAGCGCCACAGGTGCCGCTATAGCTACGCAGATAGTAGACGCCGGGCAGGCTTTGCAAAATAGCCTCAGTACAGCCGCTACGAATCTTGCAGCGGTAGTTCGCAGCCTCGTGCCGACTGCGAAGGAGTTCAATGCTACAATCAGCTCTGGCATAAAAGACTTGATTGATAACATCAAGCAAGCTAAAACTAATGTTGGAGATGGTCAGCAGCAAGTCATTGAGAAGAATATCGATGTCAATATCAACGCGCAGCCGCAAAACATCAACATTCAAATTCAGCAGAGTGGTACCGGCACTGGCGCTGCTTCTTCACTCCAAGAGTTTGATATCCGTAAGATTGTTCAGGCTGCGACAACGGCTCTGAACGACAGAGTGAACGCGACGATCAGGGAGTTGGAAGTGAGGCTCAGACGTCGATGATGAATGTAACTTTCTACAATGACGATGACTCGCTCGACCTGAAGTATGTTAAGTCGGTTGAGTGGGACTCAGAGTCCTCAGATGATATCATCGTCAACAAGATGAGTCGCGTTGGGCAGCGGCAGCGCACAATCACTATCAAGGGGTTTGTGCATAAGGGCTTCATCGACAAGAACGTTGAAGCTCAGCAGCAACTTGAAACGAACCTGCTCACCGTTGGTAGCGGTAAGCTGAAGTACACTGGTGCTGACGACTTTGTTGACGTCAGATTCAAGAGCATTACGTTTGCTGAATTCAATGGCAACCCGATTTGCCTGTTCACAATCAAGTTCACGACGCAAGAACTGAATATCCACGCGCACTACCCGGTCAAAATCGGTGATCTAATCCTCGCGTCAACATCTGGATTCGAACATCCGACCGTAACGCAGTCGATCAAGTCGCAGGGTGATGATGAAAGCATCAACACTATCCGTGCGCAGACGATCAAGATCGAAGGCACTATCGTTCACTCGTCGCGTGATGAAATCAACAAACTTCAAAAGCAGTTGCTTGATGAGGTTGGCGATAAGCAGTCGCTTATCCTGACACTTTCATCAGATAGCGGCGACTACTCGTCAACTATCATTGTTCGTCCGCGTAGCATTGATTTCTCTGCACCTACATTGCGCGGGCAGAGCGCGGCAAGAAAGTATTCGATCGAGTTCCAGACCTACGACGACTACACCAAGGAGCCGTACACGCTCGGCGAAACGCCAGCGACATTTGGTAACATCGCGCTCGATCTGGTTGAGAATGTCGATAGCAGCGTCGAGTATGACAAGTTGGCTGCTAACAACCCCACCAATCTGAGCGAGTCGCTGCAAGTCAGCGGCAAGAAGTTCTTCGCAAACTATGTGGACTATGAGGCATTCCGTGCGACGTTCAACCCCTTCCCGACCTCAACATACATCTACACCAGCACCAGCGGCAATAGCCTTGATTTGACCGATATCAGCATCAGCAAGTTTACTCGTGATGGCAATTTCGCTAATACGACCAAGCGGTACAGCGCAACAATCAATCTCCAGTTCAACTGGAAGAAAACCATTGAAGACCAGAGCTATGAGGCTCTAGTGACGCGGTTTGGCGTGGCGTGGTACCGCATTCCTACCATCACGTTTAATGCACAGATCAATAACTTTGGAAGCATTGTCTCAAGATCGATCAATATCAGTGGTTCTATTAGAGGCACATCGGCCCTCAACACGCTGAAAGGCTTGGTTGGCACTTCGATCAACTACGAAGCGCCTTATGAGAACTTGTACGTTAACTCAGTCAACGTCTCGAGCGTTGATAAGGTGAACGTCGCTGGCGTTACATCTACGATGTACAGCGTGAGCGTGAGTGCGACGCAGCTCGAAAGCTCATCGCAAGCCAACTATTTCATCGCCTCCCTCTTCAAGATGGATAAGGCTGGCGCTGAAAATACAGTCTACGCGGCTGAAGGCTTGCAGCTTGAGAATATCACCAACTACTCGAAGTCAATTTCTAACAAGTTTAACTATCAGCAGATGAAATTTACAGTCACAAGCATTTCGCTCTCAATTTCTGGCGAAGTGTTTGCGCCTGACCAGGCCGGTAAGCCGATGCTACCAAACAAAATCATCAATCTGATTGATAAGATTGATGCCCTTCTTTCTGCCGATCTGAGCACGCAATCGCTCACAAACCCTGTACCGAACACGATCGTACAAGGCGAGATTCTGCCTACGAACTCTGAGGTGAGGTACTTCCTCAGCAACATTGGCGTTGGTGAATGGCAACCGGCTATTGCCCCTGAGGACTTGGCCAATGGGAACGGTGTCAAAGGCTCGCGCTACTGGAAGCAGGTTGTTTCACTGGGTGCTACGGCTGTGTTCGACTTGTCGGGTGGCGGTAGCGGCACAGAGCCTGATGCGATCGAGACAAAATCGATCGAAATCATTGAGGAATCTCCTAAATTTACTCAGCTTCAAGTTGTGGGTTTCGGTACTGTATTTAAGCGTATCGGCACCAACCCTGGAAAAGCTTCTGTCAGCTATGAGAAGAAGTTCAAGGACGCTAGCACTTACCAACCGAGCGACTTTGGCGCTGATGACGTCGATCCGACTGGATGGGCGGGGATCAATAAGAGCATTGTTGTGAGGGATTCGAGAGAGCAGCGCAACCTCGTCAACCGTCATAGCGTCGAATACGAAGCAACTGAGAAGTTGGGCAGCTAATGAGTTCGCACGACATCAAGTTCATTCTTGAACCAGATGAAATCACGACGACTTCATTCAAGAATGAACAAGGCAACTACTATGCTGAAGAGCTTGTAGCTGGCCCGCAGGCTAGCGCTAAGTTTAAGAGAATCGAGGACAAAGATGTCGCTGGGATTACCCTTGAGAATATCAATGTTGCGAATACTGGCGTCAAGATTGATTTCGGCAGCGACGGCGTAATCTATGAATCGGTAGAGTATGATGGAAGAAAAGAAGCTGAATTCTTCAAAATTAATTATGATTACAATACGCCTGATGCGTACCTGTTTAACGGTCAGATGGATGGCGTGAATTATGCTGAGCCTGATCAGCCAAAATTCACGGGAATGTCTTACACCCAGATATTTGAAGACATTATAACTAACCAGGCACCAAGTGCGCAGTTTGAATTCAACGAAGGAGAATGGAAAGAGGCTACTGATGTAACCGATGAGGATGTCTATGCGGGCGAATTTAGTTTTAGAAATACACCGCTTAATCAAGTCATTGATGAGCTTGTAAAGCGGCAGGGCAATGTTCTGTGGTGGGTTGAGTGGACGGGCTCTAAATGGGGCTTAAAGTTCAAGAAGCGCGAAGTCTCTGAGTCAGATCCGTTATACGCGGCGACAAGCGGCGCTAAGGAAGCGCTTAATGTTATCGGGCTTGACCTTGAAGGCCCAGGTACAGAGCTTGAAATAAAGGTAAAGGTATTTGATCAAGGCGCTGGTTGGAAGGTGCAAGTCGGCGGGCCTGGATGGAGAGGTGGCGTAAGAAGGCCGAACCAGCAACAATGGGAAAAAGATGGTAAGTCGCCGCCGCCGGTAAGATTTCAAATAGAGTTTAGCGGCGATGCAGGGCCGTTGCCGCCCGGTCAGGGTGAAGAGGTATTAGGTCGCCGTACAATTCAAGACGCTGTGCGTGTAGCCGGCGCTTCAGCAGGTCACGATATTGGTCAGGTTAGCTCAGCGTATTATGGTTACAGCAATCTCTCTGCTAAAATTAAAGATCTTAGAGAAGATACTAATCTCAATTTATCTGATATTTCTGTAGCTGGCTTTCATTCACTTCCAGTGCCGGGGCTGTCCACTGGTGACCAGCAGGACGTTCAAGTCTCACTCGCCGTGCCAATGTCGCCTGATGCGGTTGGCCGTACATGTCGTTGGGGACATTTTATAACGGTGCCAGGTACAATTGAAGGATTGAATGATAATTTTCCTGAAAAACCTAAGTTCCGTGACGATACTGACAACACTAATCCATGGCGCGTAGGCAGAGAGCTTCTCACGCACCCTGATCAGAGCCAATTCGTTGAGTTTGCAATATCTGCTCCGCCTGAAATAACACATCTACGAAATGCTAAAGGAGAGTCAGAGTTCCAAAAACAAAAAGAATTGCTGAAAGATCAAGCTGAATCAATGGTGGGTAAGCTGTGGAGTGGCGGTAGCGGCGGTAGCGGCGGGCAATCGGGAGGCTCGGTAGTTGCTAATGCATATGTTGTCCAGACTAGTTTTGCTGCACCTGGCGAGCAAGAACTGACGTGGAGAATTGGAATCGTAGTCTTTTTTGAAAAAAGATACGAACCGTTAGAAAACTATCAAATCGATCCCCTGAATTCGAAATTACTAATCAGCACAAAGAATTTCAGCGGCTTCGGTGACTGGAGTGCGCCTGGAAGAAAACTACAGTCTGGGGTAGAAGATGAACCGCCAAACTTCAGGTGGGTTACAGATGAAAAGTACTCGACGATTGCGCAAGGCAAGGCGAGTCCGACTAACCCGCTACCGCTGCTTTGGATTCCTATCGAGGATGCGTTTGAAACTCTGTACGCAGTAGATGATCCAGCTGAAGAGTGGGGTCAAGAGATAGTATTCCACGGCATCTATACGGTGCCTGTGCCCTATGCGACTTATCCACAATCGAAATCGAGCTTGCGCGGTGAAGATGGTCCTTTCGAGACTGAAATAGGAGATTATGAAGTTCATAATGTAGTTTTGAATGCTGCGAAGGTTGACGGCTACCCATTGCCGGAAACTAACCCGCCAGAAGAGTCTAGAGATGATTTTGAATTAATGGAGAAAAGAGCGCAGGTAATTGGCGAGCGAGCCAGTCCTGCAACAAATCAGAAAGGTAGTTATGAAATATTTCCTGGTAATAAGGACGACATTCAGCTCGGCGTTTACACAAACGGCGGCATAATTGTCAAAATACGGCATGACTATATTCCTTACTTCAAGACAAAATTCTATCTTGAAGGTGCAGTCGAAATAGATGAAGTTCCGCCAGTTTATAGAAAATCAATCGATCAGATTGAAAGGCTGAAGAGCCTCATAACTGTAGGCGACGAAAAGTTCAGGAAAATTCAACGCTCACTTATACAACCAACGATCGATAATGCATCTGATACAACCGTGCGACCGGGAAGTCGCGGAGTAGATGTAGGAACCATAACGGCACGTATAGACGTAGTAGCCGGGTCTAATACCAGCCAAAAGAGCGGCACGTTTGCAAATGCGCCTGACATTAACTTCAGCGGTTACGGCGCATATGGGCCGTTTTCGGCGCTGTACGATAATGCAGGATCAAGATTTTTTAGCGATGGTCTAGTTGTTGATAGATTTCCTAGCCAAGGAAGGTTTTCACGGCCTGATAATTTTAGCTCACCAGTTATAAGTTATGACAGTACTGAAAATATTCTGTCAGGCCAGAAAACTGGCTTCACGCATAATTTCATAACGCTCATACAATCGAACACTGGCGGCGGCCCAGGTGGTGGACCGGCGTATCGCGTTGCACTTAATATAGATGATAACGCAAACAATCTTGATAATTATGGCGGCGATAGGCTCACTGTTCGTGATGCGTCGCGGGATGGCATACTTAACTCATGGATTAAGTCTAATCAATTCTTTGTAACTAGAAAGCGCGATAATGCAACAGCATCAGCGAAAATTTCCACGCACTTCGGTCTAGTGCACGCAGATGAAACTGGTGGAGGGGATCCGGTATTTAGACGCGGCGCTGTGATGGGTATTGGAAGAAAAAATAATGAGCTGCACAACTTCTCTTTCATCTGTAATTTAGATGCAGGCGAAGGTTCAAACTATAACGACCTCTGCAAGAGCTTATTTCCTACTTTTACTGACTACACTGCGATACCGCAGCGTGTTGGCATATTCTTAGGCCCACATCCTGAAGATCCTGATCCTGATAACGGCCTTAATCTTTGGTATGAACTAAGGCTTAGAAATATAAGCACTGCACTCTTCACCGAGAGTGTCGGTGAAATATTTGAAGCAAAGTATCGTCAAGTAACGCCACAAACTGGTGGCGGCCCGCCCAATCCCGTTAATCTTAGGCACGAGCTTAATTTAGGCCCGTTCCGTGAGATCAGGAAGGTGCGTGCGAAGGTCTTGATAGGGCTATCAGAATATGAGCCTATAATACGAGAGGAGCTTGATGTTAAACCACATGGCCAAAGAACTTCGGTAGTTGAGCGAGGCCTCAAGGATTGGAGCGGCAATCCTAATGCTCGCCCATTCTGGAGAATAAATCATGGCGATAACCCAGTCATAGGTAATCAGCAAGCCAAGGTGGAGTTCCATGAAGCCGCGCAAGTAATAACTGGATCGAGCGGCCTACCCAATTTTAGCAGTGTAGAGACGCCTGTATTTGACATCCTAATTGGCGGCACTTATCTGAAAGTTATTGGCAGTCAAGACAATGGAATGTTTTATTTCAATGCCTTCGCCAGTAACTACATGGCGTTCTGCAGATGGCAGACTACCTGGAATGGAACCTCTGGTAAAACGCTGCTGCAAGTCAATACCGGCGGCGGCGAGCGCACCTTCGGCACGCGCCTACGCGGCACTGGTAGTACAATCGATCTGCTCGACAGCAATGATGATGTAATCGATTCTGTTTCAGTCAGTAGCGTGTCGTGGCCAGAAGATAGGCGACTTAATTTTATTGGAAATCAATTTGATCCTCGCACAACAGCCTCTACCGGAGGAATAATCAGAAATTGGAACCCAGCAATTACGACTCCTGATACTAAGTGGAGAAAGTTGGGTATAGACACGGGTACTATCAACGATATCTTTAGCGGCATTAATGGCGGAAACTACATAATCAGTAAGAAGATTCTGTATGGCGATTGGACTAGCACTGCGTCTCACACGACTGCTACAGCATTAGAAGAAGCGATCGAAGCGATAGTTAATTCTCTCAATACACTTGTTGACAAACTCAGAGATCAAGAAGCAAATTTAGCACAGTTTGCAGCCTGCTTCTTTGGTTCTGAAGCATTTGATGCTACTGGCAGCGCAATTAAATTCAATCGAATACTTAATCTGAATCTCAATAACGTACCTTCAGGTACGCAGCCGACACCTTTCAGGATTAGAATCAATGAGAATTCAGCTGAAATAGGCCACAAGCAATTGAGTGGTGTTGGCGTTCTTATCAATGATGAGACCGAAGCAGTAACAGGCTATGCCGCATCATTTAGATCTAAGATCTTCACTCTTGGCTTCTATCCTGATAGCGCGCAAGATGTAGATGCATTACTTTTCAATCACTCTAGCGGCTCTGGCGGCCACCCGCACGGCATAATATTCGGGCCTCACCGTGTGCCATCGACTATCGGAACTGCTGGCTATAAGCGCATACCAGTCACATTAACTTTAGGCGGCACGCTCCAGGGAAGCGCTACCAGTAGTTCGATTACGATAGTTTTCGATCAGATCATTACTACGCATGATGCTGACGATGCGGTAGTTGACTTTGTGCCGTTTAGAAGATCGATCACAATTCCTCTGCCGGGCCGGCGCGGCGGTCCAATGGGGCCGCTGACCGGGCCGCCGGGTAACCATGGCCGAGATGGCAATAGGGGCGAAAGGGGTCCGAAGGGTGACAAGGGCGATAGGGGTCCGAAGGGTGACAAGGGCGATAAGGGCGATACTGGCCCGACTGGCCCGACTGGCCCGACTGGCCCGACTGGCCCAACGGGGCCAACGGGGCCAACTGGTCCTACCGGCCCGACGGGTCCGACTGGTCCTCAAGGCCCGACCGGCGCTGGTAACGCAAGCGGTGCAGCGTGCTGCATCAGCGCCTTCCCTGGCGACCCGCTCAATCAATTCGGCACTGGCAACAAGATTCTTTTTACCGATATCGACGGTAACGAAGAGTTCGTGCTGCTGACTGAATTCATTGGTAGCTACGACCTGACCGATTCGAACTCATTTGCATCAACGGCAACAGCAGATAAGACGTTTGATTCAATCACTAACGTAAACGTCCTGACGAATCGTGGTGCCACGTTTGTCTTCAAGGACGTTAGAAGTGATGAGTACAGAGGCATTCTTGAGGGCCAGGCCAATATCGAAGACTTGGCGAACGATTACAACGCCGACCAAGACGGCGTACTCAATGACACGACTACAGTCACATCATCGACAATCTCCTCAAGCGGACTGACTATTTCGAAAGCGCCGGTACCGCTCGACAACACGATTAACTACGCTGAAGTCAAGCGGCGCATTGTCAATACCAACCCGCGAATTGCACTCAGTGCGATTGAGTGGTCGGCGAGATTTGGCGGCAACGGTGGTGTTCCGAACGTTGCCATTGGTGCCACGACCAATGAGCCTACGTTCCCGGTCGTCAACCCGAGGGATAACGCACACGATAACACGCTGTTCATTAGATCAGTCCTGCGCCTGAGCACTAGGCCGCCGGATATGGCTGTCGATGCCGCTGGCCGGTATGCCATCAATGCTGGTGGCTACTTGATGCCTACCGCTATCAACAGCGAAGGGCTGATTCAAATCAACACTGATGATAACGCTCGCGTTGCCTTCACTGGCATCCACGGCGCTATCTTCGGCATGTTGCGCGACGCGCTCGGAATTGACATTCGACAAGACAGGATTGTCAGTCGTCGTGCGTTCGGCATTGGCGGTACAGTGACGAGAGTGACTGGTGCTGGTGGCGGCATCACTACTCAAAATGTCATCATCAACAACTTCGGCATTCACGGTGCCCACTACAGCGATGATGGTGAGTACCCTGATGCGCTCTATTACAACAAGAGCATTCCATCTGGCACGATCGTCTGGGGCGGCGACATTGGCAAGCTGCGCACGCAGCTCAACAGATTTGACGGACTCGTAGCAACCGGCAACTCAGGTCTTTGGATCGGAGGACTTAATTATGCTGTTGAAGGTGATAGCGTTGAAGAAGCAGTTACGAAGCTCGACACGCAACTCTACAAGGCCAGTGGTCATTTTCAGAACGATTACTCGCCGCCTAGCGCGCCGGGCGTCTTCACGGTCACACATAATCTCAAATCCATTCCGCACGTGACGATCCTCAATGCTTCGACTCTTGAAGTCCTGCAATGCGGTATCAAGCACTCTAGCACCTCGGCATTCGACGTCACGTTCAAAGCCTTGCCAAGTGGCGGCACATTCACAGTAATCTGCATCACTAACAACGCTGGCGTGTGATGATTAACATCTTCGACGATATCAATCTTGGTGGCGTGTCTGAGCTTTTGAGCGGCACACTTCACGCTAGACCGAGTTCTGATAAGCCGTCAATCAGAGCAATTGGGTTCAGCGCCGGGCAAACATCCCCTATTGTCGAAGTTACAACGTCAAGCGGCTCAGAAGTATTCAAGATTTCAAATGCGATGATTGACCTGTACGCGGATACCCGCGTTAACTCAGGCAATCTTATCTTGCAGTCGCATAGTACACGAGTAGTGAGCGGTCACTATGTTGCTCCACTCATCTCTAATGCGGTATTGAGTGGTTCAATCAATGCTAACTCAATTAGAATTACGTCGCTTGCCCAAGCGACTGCGATGAGCGATGCTGTAACGCTCAACCAACTCAATACATCTATCTCTGGCACACTACTCTACAGTCTTTCATCTCATCCAGCAGAAGAGATTGATGAACTCAGCACGACTGCATTGCAAGTCGGTGGCGTTACTGTCAACATTTCTAATGGCGATAGAATCACCGTCGATGCTGTTGTAGGAATCACAAACGATTCAGGAAATGATCGCACATATACTTACACGTTCGAAGTTGGAACTTTCACCATCGACGTTACTCATCCTACGTTGATAACGTCTGATACTAGCAATCTGGCAATTTCGCGCGTGCAAGGATCTGTCTCAGTCGCAGGTGCCGCCAAAATTGGTGGAGCGCTGATGGTAGATGGAATTCAACCTACTGTAGCCAATGCTACTGCTACCGCATATGACCCAGCTTGGTCATACAATATTGATTCGTCTAATCAGACTGGTTCGAAAACAGTTGCTTTGAAAGTCACATCTGATGCTGATGACGCTAGGCAGATGCTCACACTTTTTCATCTTACATTGATGAAGATTCGTACTGCTTGATTGCTGATTGATCTGCTAAAGGAGTATGGATTGCCATGACTAGTGCATACCGAGACAAAATCTACCAAAACATCATCAAGCAACTGCGGCTTGCTAAAGAGAATCAAGATCTTCAGAACAAGTTCAAGCAGCTTGATTCTAACCGCGTCCAATGCATTGGAGCGATGGAGTTGCTTGCAGAGCTGTTTCAAGAAGAAACTGGTAAGCCCTTGCAGCAGGTGTTGAACACTGATCCTGAATGGCTTGATTTGATCAAGAAGGCCGAATCAGAAGCCTTCAGCATCAAAGAGCAAGCCGGACCACAGCTTGTCGAGCAGCAACCAGAACCGCAACCTGCTAGGCAACAGGTTGATAGTGAGCAGAAAGCGGCTCCTGAGCCAACCAAGCTTAAGAAGCTGAGCGAAAACAAGAAACCCACCCAGCAGGTTGAACAGCCTGCACTTCGTAGCCGTACACCAGTACAGATCGTGATCAATGAACAAGACGACCCAGGACCAGGCGACATTGATGACGACGCTTGAAAAGATACCAGCAGTAGTTGATAACGTGATCAGGCTCAAGCGAAATATGCTTGGGCCTGATTTGTTATCAGAGCTACGCGGAATCTTGACTAGGGAGAACCCTGCATACTTTCAAATGAAGCGTATGCGGGATCGCAATCCCTACAAGATGATGTACGCTAAATTGCCACCTGCCACTATCTCATCTATTGAAGAAGATGGCGATACTGTCTTTGTGCCGAGGGGGATTACAAACCAACTAATCGAACTCGCTAAAAGTCACGGCAAACAGATAGTGTTTTTCGACGAGCGCATTTCATATGAACGCGATAATGGAATGTCGCTGGCTGAACATATCACTCTCAAAGACTATCAGAAGAAAGCTATTGGCCGTCTTATCTTGAATGGCCACGGCGTTCTGGTAGCGCCATGCGGAGGCGGAAAGACCGTGATGGGAGTTGGAATCATCACGATGCTTCGCCAGCCGACTTTGATTCTTGTCCACACAAATGACTTGGTTGGCCAATGGCGCAGAGAATTGGCCGAGAAGAGCCTCTTGTCGGGGGGTATAGGAGTGTGGGGTGGAGGGGAAAAGAAGCCCGGATCCGTCGTTGTAGGCACGATTCAAAGCCTTGTAAAATCCAACCCCAGCAGTTTGCGGGAGTGGCTGTCGCAGTTCGGTTGCGTCATCCTTGATGAAGCCCATCACTGCCCCGCTGACACCTTCATGTCAATCATCAACCTCTGCTCAGCCCGCTACAGGTTCGGACTGACGGCTACGCCACGCAGAAAAGACGGGCTTGAGTTCTTGATGCATGACGTGATTGGCCCAATTGTCAGTGAGGTTACTGACTCAGACTTGACTGCCGAAGGTCGCTCACAGCCGTGCGTCGTCCGTGAAATTCAGACTAAGTTCTTCACTCGCTACACGGCTGACGAGTGGACTAAACTCCTCGCTGAATTGACTACTGACTCAGAGCGAAACCAAATGATTGTTGACGGCATCCACGCTGACTGGATGGCCGGGCATTTTCCGCTGGCGCTCAGTGAAAGAGTTGGTCATTGTCATGAGATTGCTAGGGCGCTTCGCGCAAAAGGAATGAACGCTCACGTTCTAGTTGGTGAAGTTCCGAAGAATACCCGCGAGCAGATTGTTGATCACGCCAAGTGTGGTTTGATTGATGCCATCGTTGCAACCAAGGTTGCCGATGAAGGCTTGGACATCCCTCAGCTGAGCTGTATTCACTTGATGACTCCAACTGCGAACGAGGCTAAGACTCAGCAACGCATTGGAAGAATCAGAAGACCCATTGAGGGCAAGACAAGCTTGGTCGTTGACTATCAAGATCTTCGCGTGCCAGCGTTGATGAGAATGTCAAAAGCCAGAAAGTCACTCTACCGGCGTTGGGGATTCACGCTTGAAAACGGCTGCGAACTTTGATTTGAAAGTTCGAGAGAGGATAGGCTGAACCTGATTTGACTTACCAACAAGTTGACTTATCAAGTTAACTCGAAACACAAAATGACTTTTTCTTTTTTTGACCCTTGGGGGTGGGGGTATGGGGGGGTGTGGGGGGGCAAGGGGGTAGGGGTATTGAAGCTTGAAAGTTAACTCGTAACTGCCAACAATCCAATGCCACAATTCACGGTTGACGGTTTCTTCATCGTTGCTTCTGATGAAGCAGAAGCTAAAAGAGTG